TGGCTGCGATGTTGGCCGCGAACTCATTACGCAGCCGCTCGTAGCTGCCATCGTCGTTACTCTTCATCTCACGGCCAGCCTCGCGGATTGCATCAATGGCTTCCACTTCATGCGTGGTGGTGGTGTGGCGGTTGCCTGCGGCATCTTCGATGGTGACGCGGTAGGTGCCGTAGCCTGTCTGGGTGTAGTTGATCAGTGTGTACATCGTGGTAGGTGTTTGTTGTTGACCCGACAAACGTAAGGAGCCGATATAGTTGTATCCAAATAAATGTGATGAATGGTTAGGACGGTCAGGAAACAACAAGGGGAGCCGAAGCCCCCCTTGCCGCCCTAAACCTCTGAACCATGCACACGCTGTCGAGACGTGAACCGATGCGAAGATGGGAAGGGATGGGAGGCATGGGGTCACAGTCGAAAGGCTACCAATCCGCCTGTGGGTTTTGGTCCATGGATGCGCGTAGGCCCGCTATCATCTTGTCGAAGTTCTTATGGATGTCCGCGCAGCATTGGTAGCTGGCCTGTCTGAAGGCGTTGCCCCCACCGTCGCATTCACCAAAGCAGCACTGTTGATTCCGCATCGGCTTATCATCGGCGGTCATCTGGTAGATCTTGGTGCGGTAGCGGCCATCCTTGGCAGAGAACTCCATGGCGAAGTTGACGCGCACCGTCATGGACACCCGCACCAGGCCCTTCATTTCGTATGGCACCTCGAATGACCCACGGCCAACGATCGTGCGCGTAGCCGTATCCTTCAACTGGATCACATCGTTCGCGCTCCTGAAGGCATCCACGAACCAACGCTCTGCCTTGGCGTAGAGATCCGCCGCGCTCCGGGTGCTGTCCATATTCACTACCTCGATCCGCTCGAAGTCCTGAGCCGGTGCCAGGGTGGAAAGGGCAAGGGCGAAAAGTAGGGCTGTGGTCCTCATGGGGCATTCCGGGGAGTTCGTTCCTCAAGATCGGCAACAACACCAAGGTCATGCCGTTTGTTCTCAACAATCATTCCTATTGTGTCACGGCATTGCAATGATCCGGCTATTTTGCCGCTCGATAGTAGTTGAACTCTCACCATGCGCCTCACCCCTGAAGACCAGCCCACGCAAGTAGCGGCTCCGATCACGGTGCCTTGCCTTGTTGCACAGATCAGGGAGGCCATGGAGGACATGAGAGTTACCGAGGCTACGGCTTTGGACTGCCTTGCAGAGCGCGTAGCTGCTCCCGAAGGTTCCGAACCTCCTCCACCAGCAGGTCGATAACGTTGTTGTTCCGCTTGGCCTGGGCCACCATGTCTTGAATGGCGGTGGTGAGGTCGGGAGTGATGTCGCCAGACTTGGCACCGTAAGAGAATGGGATGCCGGTGGCTTCCTGAACTTTGTCAATGAAGTTGTCGGGGATCCCCCTGGCACCAGAGAGCCTGCCCGATAGCGCAGCCTCACTCTCTCCCAGCTTGGCGGCAAGGTCCCGCTGAAGCACGCCGCGAGCCTTTACAGCCGCTACGGCATCCCTCAGGTATTCCCGCTTTGCTATGGTCAGAACGCTATCCACTTGTCAAATGTTGATAAGTCGTTCAACATAAGCTTTGAAGTTTCTGTAAACTATTAACTACATTTGTCAAGTCGATGCCCGTCACATGGGTTCGACCAGAACAAGATAGCGCAATGGGAACAGGCATCAATACCAAGGCTCGGACGGTCAGCAAGTCCGACATCCAACACCGGGGCCGGGCACTTCAGCACCGCTTCAGAATGGCCGGTATTCCTCAGTATACGCGGTGGTTCGCCGATGTCAGCCCCGGCATGAAGGGCGATGCAACAGCCATGCACCGGATCCGGCTACTGTTCAACGGACAGGGTTCCATGGACGACCTGGCCCTTCTCGAAAAGTGTGAAGTACTTGCCGCGCTTCACTTGAACAGTAAAGCCGCCTAAGCTATGATCCGTCGCCCCGACCCCTTCATGTCCTTCGACCCCTTCGCGGACTTTGAGCCAAGGGAAGAGCGCACCTACCATGACGCCGACGAGTACCGCTGTGACGGTGGCTGTGGCCGAATGGTGGAGAACCTGGGCCAGTGGTGCGACACCTGCACAGTGGCCAACGCCCAAGCCTGTGGTGATTGGGATGAGGAAGCGATCGAGGCCGCTGAACGGATCGGTGTAAAGCATTGAGCCATGCCGCGCATCCAGTTCATACACCCGGACACCGCCTGTGAGCGCCTTGGCCTTGTGCCTCGCCCCGGTGAGGGCAAGTGGGCCAAGTACGACCGCCGCCGTCACCTCGCATCCCTTGGACTGACCAAGCATACCGGACCATTCAAAGGCTTCCGATACCGCGCTGACGAGGTGGACGCGCTGGCAAGGAAGACCATTCAGATCGCTGCATAACCAAACCTCCAAACCTCAACACCAATGTCGAAAATGAAGACCACCACCAAGATCCTCGAACTGCTGGCCACAATCGTTCCCACGGCGGACTACCTCGCCGCCTGTAACGCAGCCCGTGGCATCGGCGAAACCCGCGAACGCCTTGAACAGCGGTTGAAGTTCATCACCCGCCTGACCGAAGACCTCGCATATGAGGTGGACACGCTGGCAGAGAAAGTAGAGGACGCCTTGACCATGGAAAGCGAAGTGAAGAGCCTGCTGGACTTCCGCGCCCTTGACCATGGGCACCTGATCACCGAACGATTCCCGGTGGATGATGAGCACAGCAACGCGGCCTGAACAGAAAACCCAACAACCTAAAGATCATGTCGAACGAACTCACTACCACCAACGACCAGCAAGCGCAGTACGGGCGCATTGAACAGGTCCAACTCTTTGACCTTGCACAGCGCGAAGCGATCGCATGGAGCAAGGCCGGTATCGTGCCCAAGGCATATCAGAACAAGATCAGCGACTGCATCGTGGCCTTGGACGTGGCAAAGCGAATGGGAGCCTCGCCCCTTCAGGTGATGCAAAACCTGTACATCGTTCACGGTACGCCGTCATGGTCGAGCACCTTCCTGATTGCGGCTGTGAACCATTGCGGCCGCTACGGGTCACTGCGATACGAAGAGCGTGGCGACATCAACTCTGACGATTACGGCGTCCGCGCATACGCTTACGAAAAGGGCAGCAGCGACAAGCTGTGCGGCTCATGGATCACTTGGAAGATGGTCAAGGCCGAGGGCTGGCTGGACAAGGCCGGGTCCAAGTGGAAGACCATGCCCGAGCAGATGTTCCGCTACCGCGCGGCCGCGTTCTGGCAACGCACCTACGCACCCGAGATCGGGATGGGATTCAGCACCGCCGAAGAGGTGGAGGACATCGGGTATGCGGAGGTATTGAATGAGCGCCCCGTCCGCCTGTCCATCCCCATGATGAACCAGGCGAAGGCCGAACTGGAAAGCGATACCGCCACCTTGGATGACATCCTGTCCAAGTTCCCCAACCTCCCACAAGACCAAGTGGACGAACTCCGCGGCATGTCCAAGCCCATCACCCTCAATACCTCAGCAGCATGAACACCTCCGCACCCCAACAGACAGACCGCAAGGCGTGGCATGATACCCGGATCGGAAGGTTCACAGCCTCCACCATGGGTAAGCTGATGACCGAACCACGGAACAAAGGCGACAAGGAAGCCGGGAACCTGAGCGAGACGGCGCTGACCCTGGTCAAGTCCAAGGCCGTGGAACGTGTGATCGGCCGTCCACTGCACACGCCCGCCAACTTCAGCATGAAGCGCGGAACCTTGCTTGAACACGCCGCCTGCTACCTGCTCTCCGTGTATTGGGATGCCTTGGACGCATGTACCTGGATGCCCATCGGCGACAACGCAGGAGCCACGCCCGACTTCCTGAAAAGGGACAACAGCCCCGGCGACATCAAGTGCAAGGAGAGCGAGGCCGAGATCTTCGACTTCGCCACGGAGGTAAGCGATTGGGATAGCCTGCTGGCCTTCAACAAGGATGAGGCATGGCAGATCGCGACCCAAGCCCTTGCCGCTGGAACGACCAAGGCGACGCTGATCTACTTCACGGACAAGGTGGCTGCAGTCCACATCACCGACGAAGAGTTCCTGACCTGCAACGCCATCATGGAGACCATGGGGCAAAAGCTGTTCGACCTCACTGGTCAGATCTATGACTACCGCTACAACAGCAATGAGGGGAACCCTGGGTTCATGTTCGTGGCCCGGACCATCGACATCCCCACTGAAGCCTTCGACCGGATCCGCAAGGTGATCGCACGGGCTGAACAGGAGTGCCAAGCCTACGTGAAGCAGTACGAAGGCATCTACCACGGTGCGCCATCGGTGGAAGAGGTGGAAGCCGTCTCGGATCTGATCGAAGACGCGGACATTGAAACGGAAGAGGCCCATGACATCGGGGAACTGGAAACGCTGGTGGACTACCTGCTCCGGTTCCCGCCCATGGACCTGAAGACGGCGCAAGCACAGCACACGATGGGCCTTGTTCGGAAGCGCCTCAATGAGGCTGTGGACATGATCACCGGGACTATCAACAAGGATCTGCGATGAGCAAGGAACGGCCAATACTATTCTCCGCTCCGATGGTTCGTGCCATCTTGGAAGGATGGAAAATCCAGACGCGGCGGATCGTAAATAACATGCCGACCGAAGTTCCTGGCGGATACTTCGACGCCTACAACAAAGAGAACTGGTGGAATTGGTGGACAAAGGACCATCGCCCCGCGCTGCCACAGATCAACTGCCCATACGGCAATCTTGGTGACCGCCTGTGGGTGCGCGAGACATGGGCACCGGCATTTGAGCCTTACGAGTTCATCTACCGCGCCGACAATGTGGACCCGATTGACCGCTGGCGTCCATCCATCCACATGCCCCGATGGGCCAGCCGCATCACCTTAGAGGTGGAGAGCGTAAGGGTGGAGCGACTTAATGATTGCAGCGCAGAGGATGCTCTTGCCGAAGGCGTCAGTGACCGCGACCCAGATACCGGAGCGTGGCAGAACCCGAAGGAGCAATACGCCGACCTCTGGGAATCCATCAACGGCCCCGGAAGCTGGGAGGCGAATCCTTGGGTATGGGTGGTGACGTTCCGCAGGATCAAGCCAGAGTAGTACCCACCAGGGCCGGTCACGCCGTATGCCGCAAGTGCAGCCCTGTTGACAAGGAACGCCGATCGCCTCAAAGGATCACCGCTGGGAAGCGTAGATGTAGGTGCCGACACGAGCTGTAGCAGTTACAGGCACAAAGGGAGTTTGTCGAGATCACCAACAGCCCCACGTGTGGCCAATTCCCATCGCCATGAACCTTGAACCGTTGATCGAGCAGCGCATGAAAGGTGCCAAGCTCAACGAGATCGCCGCAAAGAACGGGCTGTCGCATAGCTACCTACGGAAGGTCTGGAGCAAGGCGGATCTACCAACGCCAGAAAAGCAACGCAGGGAGCAAGTCCTGAAGCTGTGGGGCCGTGGAACCGTGAAGGAGATCGCGGAGTACTTGGAACTGGACGTGGCCACAGTTCGCGGCATCGCCCTTCGGATGGGGCTGCGTGAAGGGACACGGCAGATCGCCATTTGGTTGTGGTGCTTCCCGACCAGGAGGAAGCGCAGGGCGAAACGTAAAGCACAGAGGGCAGCATGATCACCATCACCGTTCTGGGCACCATCGGCCACGAAGCCTACGCCCAACTCCTGAGCCAGATGCAGGCCATGGAAAAGACCTCCGGCCCTGTGGCTATAGCCATAACCAACAAGCACGGTATCCCCACCCTTGAGTGGATGGACATCGCGCCTCACCAACCTACACTCTTTGACCAATGAACACATACACACCCGACCAACTGAAAGACATCCTTGCCAAGCACGCCGCATGGCTGCGTAATGAGGAAGGAGGCCAACATGCCGACCTGAGCGGTGCCAACCTGAGCGGTGCCGACCTGAGCGATGCCGACCTGAGCGGTGCCAACCTGAGCGGTGCCTACCTGAGCCGTGCCTACCTGAGCCGTGCCGACCTGAGCGGTGCCGACCTGAGCCGTGCCGACCTGAGCCGTGCCAACCTGAGCCGTGCCGACCTGAGCGGTGCCGACCTGAGCGGTGCCGTTCACGCATGGGCACAGGTCGCATTCATGGGCCACGGAGAATGCGGACGGATGTTGACCGCAGTGATCTACAAGGAAGGCGAACTGCCGGTATATCAATGCGGATGCTTCAGCGGATCGGCGGAAGAACTCAAGGCGTACATCGACAACGGGCCAGACAACTACAAGACGTCACGGTCCCGTGCATTCGAGGTCGCAACCGAACTGCTGAACATCGGACAGTAGCAATGAACACCAGCTACTTCAACGCCCGCGAGTTTGACTGTTGGATCACCGGAGAGCGGAACCTGCCTGAACTGCCTGAACTGCCACGCATCGCCACGCCAAAGGTCAAGTCTGAGATCATCCGCGATTCGTCGTGGCAGTATTACGCCAACGAGACGCCCGTTCACGAGCCAACGCCACTGTCAACAGTCGCACACCTATCCAAGATGATCCGTTGGGATCTGGACAACGACAGGGCAATGATGGACCACGCCTTGGGACGAAAGGCGATCGAGCACTTTGGCACCATTTACACGCCACAGCAGGACCGTCACATCCTTGAGGCTACCGACCCGCTTCACATCATTGCCAAGGCCATGGGTCGCAGCTATTGTGCCGTGAGGAACCGCCGCCGCCGGTTACTTGCCGAAATGCGCCAACGTGCTGAACAGTTCAGGAACGCATGAGCACCTGGACCCAATACCCGAACCGATGGGGATGGTACCGCGAAATGGACGGCCTGGTCCTCACAGCAAGGGAGAACGGCGCTTGGTCGGTCCATGATCCACTTGGAGAGACGCCGGCGAAGTGCAGCACCATGGCGCCGGCTCTTTCTCCTGGTCTGGAACGGGCCATGAGATCGGCGGAAAGTGCGGCGAAGGAACTACTTGAACGGACTACAACGAACTGAAAATGGCGAAGAGATTCATTGATACCGACCTGTTCCGCAAGCCATTCATGAGGGGCTTGGAAGCGCCTTATAAGGCCCTTTGGATCTACCTGCTGTGCGAGTGTGACCACGCCGGGGTATGGGTGGTGGAGTTGGACGTTGCACAGATACGCATGGGCCTGAAGTTGGACCCGGATAAGGTGATTGAAAAGATGGCCGGTGCGGTTGTTCCGGTCGGCGATGGGAGCAAGTGGTTCCTGCCCGATTTCGTGACCTTCCAGTATGGCACTTTGAACCCATCGAATCGGGTCCATGCCTCGGTGATTGATCGACTTACTTCCCTTGGAATAGATCCTGAAAATAAGCCCCTTGAAAGCCCCTTAGAAGGGGCTAAGGATAAAGACAAGGATAAAGACAAGGATATTCAGGGAGGAAAGGAACGCGCGATCGCTGAACGAATCGAAGCCTTCGCCGCCGAGGTCGAACGGATCAACGCCGAGCGCGGCACACTTCAGCCATCCGAGTTGGTGAAGTTCATCGCCCATTGGACCCAGGCCGGACCCAACGATCGGAAGTTCCACGCCGAAAAGCAGCAGACGTTCGGGATCGCCGGTCGGCTTGTTGGCTGGGCTGGGAACGTGAAGACCTACCCGGCCAAGGGCGGAGCACCACCAGCCCCGATGGACCGGAACGCGCCGATCGAAACTGACATGGTAACCCGCAGAGCATGAAACTCCACCAGATCAAATTAGGGCTTCAAGCCAAGCTCGACGAGGTATCCGGCCGGGACGAGGGCTGGATCATCGACGACGACAACCGGGATTGCCTTCGCCGTGTGAGCGAATGGATCCACGAGGGCGACTACCGCCGAGGCTTCACGCTTCGCGGTCCTGTGGGCACCGGAAAGAGCCGGGTGGTGGAGGCTGCCGGACGGGTGTTGATCGCGCTTCACGGCAAGGGCATCCGAAGGATCGAAGCGGTTGAGTTGGTGAACATCGTGGCCAAGGCAAAAGGCGACCGATCCGTTCTGGAGAAATACGCCGACCATGTGACCTACCCGTTCCTGTGGATCGAAGACCTGGACACCGAAGGCAATGCCCCGAGCTTCGTCACCGGCGATGGCGGGATCAATTGCGTTGCGGAGCTGGTCCAAGTCAGGTACAAGCGATGGGAGCAGGGTTTGAAGATCACCACGGGCTTCACGACCAATGCGACCAACTCCCGCCTTTTGGAGCGATACGGGGAGCGGTGCTGTTCACGGATGAATCACATGGCGCAAGTGATCCCGCTGCCTGGTCCCGACCGTAGGGCACAGAACGCCACGCTCCCGAACGTTCAGCAGCGCATTGAGTTCCACCAACCGGCAACCTCCGAAGTTGCAACAGCGGCCCTTTCTCCCATCCTGGCAGAGTTCCAGCAAGCCCACGACCTGAGAGTTCTTGAGCGCAACCGGAACGAAGCGGAGCGGAAGGCGAAGTACTTGGATGAGCTGCGGATGAAGGTCCGGCGCTTGCAGTTGGCCGAACTCCACCAAGTGATCCAGACGGATGTATTCAGCGAAGCCAGGGACATTGCCCGTAATCAGTTCAACAGCGTTTCTCCGATCACTTACGATCAGTTCTGTGAACAACTGGAAACGGCAAGGACGGCAAGTCAGGGAGCCTGATCGACTGTGACCCTAACCACCCAGAACCATGAACATCTTTCGACCATGAGCCTCCCCAAGATCAGCCAAAAGCGCAAGGCCACGACCAGGCTCCGGCACAACTCCACCTTTGGAGCCAAAGCCCCGGCTAAGTCGGTGATGACCATCGCGGAGTTGAGGGCTTCGGGATTGCTGACCAAGGCATCCGAGTTGGGCAAGGGGAAGAGTGACAAGGCCAAGGCGAAGGCACGGGCTTGGAAGTGGTTTAGCATGTTCATCCGCCTTCGGGACAGTGGCCCGGACGGTCGCGGGAAGTGCATCACCTGCGATCACACCGCCCATTGGAGGGCCATGGACGCGGGCCACTACATCACACGGGCCAAGGAATCCACCTTGTTCGATGAGCGGAATGTTTCGCTCCAATGCAAGGGCTGCAACCGCTTCCAAGGCGGCAAATTCTTCGAGCATTCCCAGGCCATTGACCGCAAGTTCGGAGAGGGAACCAAGGCGGCTATTGAGGCCAAGGCATCGCAGCCATGCCGCCGTGACCTGACCGATTACCTGTTCATCGAATCGAGCTACAAGGCCCGTGTTGACTGGATCAAGCAGCATGAGCCGACCAAGTTCAAACCATAAAACCTAGGCCATGACATACGAAGAGGCTCCGTTTAAAAGAGGCGATGCCGCCCTCGCCTCCCTCCGGGCTGTTGGGGTAACGCCCAACGGTGGCGGGTAACGGACAGAGCTTGACGCAGTGCGCCCGTGCGGTGGGTCGTGGAGCGGGGCGCATTGAGGCAAGCGTGTGTTAGGTGCCGCCTTTTTCAAAACATCACCCCATGAAAGTATTGATAGCGTGCGAGAGTAGCGGAACGGTTCGGGAGGCATTCCGGGCATTAGGCCATGAGGCCTGGAGCACCGACCTGCTTCCTGCTGATGACGGTTCGCCGTACCACCTACAAGGTGACGCGCTCCAGGTTCTGGCCAATGGTTGGGATTTGATGGTCGCGCACCCGCCATGCACATACCTGAGCGTGTCGGGTATGCACTGGACCACACGCGGTCTTCGTGACCCCAAGCTAACCGAAGATGCGCTGGCGTTCGTTCGCGCACTGATGGATGCCCCAATACCTCGGATCGCCATTGAGAACCCAGTGAGCATAATATCCAGCCGCATCCGCAAGCCTGACCAGATCATCCAGCCTTGGCAGTTCGGTGATGACGCGAGCAAAAAGACGTGCCTTTGGCTGAAGAACCTGCCCAGGCTGAACAACGAGGACAGGTCCAGGTGGATACCGGGCCGCATCGTTGGGAAGGACAAGCGCGGAATGACGATCGTGAGATGGGCGAACCAGTGCGACAGCGGACAGAACAAGCTGGCACCTTCGGCAGACCGATGGAAGGAACGAAGCAAAACGTACAACGGCATCGCGCAGGCGATGGCACAAACATGGGGCAATGAAGCGAGTGTGGAAACAAGTGGTCTTCTCTTTTGAGTTCGGCGAGGATGCCGACCAGCCGTGTCCGCAGTGCGCGGAGTTCGACGGCTGCTGTGATTGCCCTGGGCCGAACAGCGAAACCGAAGACGGAACGCCGTTCGAGTTCAAGGAAGTTCATGGGGTGATGTTCGCTCGCCCTCCCCGTGGCTATGACTGGTCGGGCGAGCGTCTTTCAGGTGGCACCTAACGGACGAGTGCATACGGCGTTGGCTCTGCAATGCCGTATGCACGTAGTTGTACGGCGTTCTCTTTTCAGGCATTAAGTAAAAGGCAACAGGCATGAACAAGTGGATAAGCGTAAAGGAGCAAAGGCCAGAGGCGTACACATGGGTGCTGGTGTACTGTGATACCGGAGACGTTGGCGACTTCCCATTCGATATCGGGCGAATTATCAGCGGAGAATGGAGGTGCCTTGGATGGGACTACCCTGTGACACACTGGATGCCTTTGCCCAAAGCTCCAAGTGGTAATTGAATGCCGTACAACTAGGATGTTGTACCAATTAACATAATGTAGCCGTCCAACAAACGACAGCATGAGCACACCAGAACGACCCACGAAAACAGCCGATGAGCAGGCGGCAGAGCGGTATCAATCCAGCAATGAGGACGGCTACCTTGTCGTGAGGGACATGGCCCAGCCAAAAGGCCACCGTATAATGAGCATGATGGACCCCAAGGATGCAAGTCATGTGGACTGGATCAGGAGGGGCTACGCAGCCGCCCTTGTCGAACGCGCCATCCCCGCAGAGCAGGCCCTGAGGCTGGCGATGGAGTATGTCAAGGCATTGGGTGTCTACTACCAGACGGGTAACGCAAAGCAGGAGCGGGACGCATGGAGCGCCCTCCGTGCCGACCCAATCGCCGCTAAGATGCTCGAGGATTAGCGTAGCGACTGTGACCCCAACTTTATGCGCGTGGTCCACCTTTGGGACCATGCAACACCTGAAGTCTCCCAGCGGCAAGGTGATCTCTACCAAGGGCAAGACATTGGCCCAGGTTCTACGGGCTGAAGGTTGCCAGGATACCACGCCTCCCAAGTCCAAGAAGGACAAGAAGGGCACGTACTACACAGACCACGCTTTCACCCATGGATACTAAAGAGGTGGCGCTGGAGATCTTGGCCGCCATGGGCAGCACCACGCCCGGCGCGAAGCTCGATTGGGGTCCGGCCGGCAACAAGGCCAGGGCCATCTACTTGGCCGCTCGGATGGGTCACCACTTCGATCCGAAGTGCTCAAGCTGTGAGGGGGATCTGCTGGCCGTGGTTAGGTACGCATCAAAGCCAAGGGTCCAATGAGCGCTTGCTGGATAATGTATGCCCATCGCCAATGTCCGTTCGACATGATGCCAGAGAGGCGTCATTTGAAGGGATTGTCTGATGAAGAATACGATGCAGGGAAGGCAAGGCAGGATAGATGGCTAAACGCATGGCTCGTCCTGTGTGGCGAAGTGGAGGCAGAACACGGGTACAAGGTGTCCAAGGAGTATTCCCACGACCAAAGGATGGACATTGAAGGTAGGATGCGGGATGAGATCATGAAGCGGTGGAACAAAGTGCGCGTCCAATGAAGCACGAGTTCATCCTGTGGGGCCGTGTGGATTCCGGGCTGAGGTCCGCCAGCACCTACACCCGTCACGGGGTGGTCACGATGCGTGCGTGTGAGGAGGCGGTTGCCGCTGCGCCGTATTGCGGGTGTCCGTTGAACGTAAGACAGAGCACGAAATGAGCGCGAAGAAGGCACCTCGACAGGAATCCAAGGTAAAAGGGGTGTCCCATGAGGGGAGCATTTCCGGGCCTTTGGGATTCCAAGTCACACCCGTTTCAAAGCTTAAGGCGAACCCGACGAACCCGCGCGTCCTGCGGGATGAGAAGTTCGCCAAGCTCAAAGCGTCCATCCAGTCCTTCCCGGACATGCTCAATTACCGGGGCATCGTGGCTGTGACCGACACAGATGGAAGGTTCATGGTCCTTGGCGGTAACATGCGCCTTCGTGCGTTGCAAGATCTCGGCATCAAAGAAGTGGCGGTGATGCTTGCCGACCACTGGACCGAAGAGCAGCGCCGTGAGTTCATCATAAAGGACAACGTGGGCTTCGGGGAATGGGATTGGGACCAGCTGGCGAACGAATGGGATGCGGGGGAGTTGAGTGAGTGGGGGCTTGACCTGCCGAAAGACCCATTGCCAGCCGATGAAGGCCAAGAGGACTACATGCCCGGCTTTCGTCTGGTGATCGAATGCACCAGCGAGGCTCAGCAACAACAGTACTTCAAAGAGATCACCAACCTTGGTATCGAATGCAAGCCATTGACATTGTGATCGAGAGCGAGGTGCCGCGCACCTTCCGGACATCTTCATTGGAGAGCGTCTTCGACTGCCCCATCGGCAAGAAGCAGCGCCTCGAATGGCATGTGGAGATACCTGGCCCAGAAGACGAATGGAGCATCGGCATGATCGTAGGCCCGTCAGGATCTGGTAAGTCCACCGTAATGAAGCACGCCTATGGAGAGCCGATCGAATGGAAGTGGCCCCACGATAAGGCATTGGTCGACGCGCTAGCCCCGGAGAAGCAGATGACCGAGGTGAGCGCCGCCCTTGGGGCTGTGGGGCTGAACACCATCCCATCATGGGCGCGACCGTTCCACGTACTGAGCAACGGGGAGCAGTTCCGGGCGATCATCGCCCGCCACTTCCTTGAGGACGAACGCGACCCCATCGTGATCGACGAGTTCACGTCCGTAGTGGATCGCCAAGTGGCACAAATCGCCAGCCACGCCGTTCAGAAGTTCATCCGCAAGAACAACAAGCGCTTCGTCGCCGTCACGTGCCACTACGACATCATCGAATGGCTGCAACCCGATTGGGTTCTGGACATGGCTACCGGGCGGGTCGAGCGCCCGGAACGAAGGCGACGACCAGCCATCGAGGTCACCTTGGCGCGTGTACCTCGAAGCCTCTGGGCGACCTTTGCGCCGTATCACTATATGAGCGCCGAACTACATAAGGCGGCACAGTGTTACGCAGCGTTCGTGCATGATCGACCGGTGTGCATCGCGGCTATGATGTACAGACCCGCACCTACGGGTAAGAAGCATTCTCCTGTGTATGGGTTGAGTAGGTTGGTTACTCTACCAGACTACCAAGGGCTGGGCCTTGCATTCGTCCTTGCCGATGCCTTGGGCGGCAAGGCTCGCCAACCGAGGGGAGCGAATGAACGCATACCCAGCACATCCTGCATTGATCGCCTCATTCGCTCGGAACGATAAATGGAAAAGAATCAAAGCGCCAGGCTCTTTCTCTCCCAGAGTCGGAAACAAAAAGATGGGTTCTTCAAGGCCCAACGCAGTATATTCATACGTCGGCCCGAAGCTCGCCATACAACTATGAAGACACTGCACCTGACCCTGTTCCGCCGCTGGTTCATCGACATCCTCGAAGGAACCAAGACCGAAGAGTATCGAGAGATCAAACCGTTCTGGGCGAAGCGCCTGTTCCAGCAGTACGACACAGTGACCTTCAGGAATGGCTACGCGAAGGACGCACCACTGATGGTCGTGGAGTTCAAGGGCGTTGAGACCAAGGCAATTTACCACCCGATCCACCACAAGTCGATGGTGGTGTTCGCAGTCAAGTTGGGCCGCATTCTGCACGCCGAGAACTGCGATAAGTTGGTGAGTGACAAGCAACTGAGCATCGCGATTGAAACAGTGAGCTAACAATGGGAACAGCAAACCTCAAGCCCTTCAAGAAGGGGCAGACAGGCAACCCCAAAGGACGCCCGCCAAAGCTACTGTCCGCCATGGTCAGGGAGTTAAAAGAGCAGGGCTACGAACGGGTCGGCCCATCGACCATGCTGCACACCATTGAGACAATGATCGGGCTGCCTACATCCAAGCTGGAGGCCATGTCTTCAGACGCGGACGCTCCTATTGCACAGCGGATCATTGCCACGCACCTTTTGAGCAAGACCGACCGCTTGCGGCTGTTCATGGAATTGCTGGACCGTGCCCACGGCAAGGCGAAGCAATCGGTGGACCTGAACGAATCGGGCAACGTCACCCACACGATCACATTCAAGCGTGGCTAACATCGAGATCGAACTGCCCACCCTTGCGCCGTTCCAGGAGGAATGGCTGAAGGCCACGGAGCGGTTCATAGCCATTGAGGGAGCCACAGGAACGGGGAAGACCTACGTCTGGGAGCCTGAAGTGTTCAAGGAAGGGCACGATGTGTCCAACCGCGGTGATGAGTTCTGGTGGGTATCCCCGACCATTGCCCAGGCCCGAGCCGTTTACGACAACATCAAACGATCCCTTCAGGATGCCGGTGTTCTGCACCTGTACCGATGCGTTGACACCTTGCGCGAGATCCACACGCCCGAGGGTGGCATCCTGTGCTACCATACCGGGGAAGACCCCAACAGCCTCTTTGGTATCCGTAACGTTCGGATGATCGTGGTGGATGAGTTCACCCGCTGCCGGATGAGCTTGTGGCCGGCCTTGCTGTCCGTGGCCAATAAGACCGGGTGCCGTGTGATCTTCATCGGGAACTACCAGGGGGATGATACGGAGTGGCACCTATGGGTCAAGAAGATGATGGCCACGCCTAACTTCAGGTACTTCAGGACCACGGCGTTGGAAGCTGTAGCGGCCGGGATCATGCCACAGGAGGCCATGGATACGGCCAGGGCCACGCTACCAGAGGGGATCTTCAACGCCCTTTACCTGTGCCAAGGGTCCAGCGACCCGAGCCTATTGGTCCGCCATGCTGCAGTTGCCGACCTGTGGAGCAATTCGTTCGTCCCTGAAGGAAAGAAGGCGCTGACCTGTGACATCGCCCTGCATGGGTCCGATCGGTTCGTCATGCACGCATGGAGTGGGATGATACTGAAGGAAATCACCGTGTTGACCAAGCGCGATGCCAGTGACGTGACCGCCATCATCCAAGGCAAGGCGATCGAACACCAGGTGCCACGACATAACATAGTGTACGATGCGGATGGGCTTGGGGCGTACCTGAAAGGCTACCTTCAAGGAGCCACACCATACCAAGGGGGCCGGGCATCGGAGCCACAGCAGGGGCAAAAGATGAGCTACCAGAACCTTCGCAGCCAGTGTCACTTCCTTGCCGCCGATGCGATCAACGATGGGAAGATGTGGATCGACACGGACGCCTACCGGGACGAACTGGAGCCGGAGATATTCGCCTGCCTTCGGACCAGTGGACAGGACGCCGCGCTACGTTGGGGCATCATACCAAAGGACAGCGATAACCCCAAGATGCCGGGGGCGAAGCGTAGGCTTGGACGGTCGCCCGACCTGTTCGACCCGATCCCGATGCGTATGTTCCTTGAAATGACCCCTTCGCCCATGTTCCTGGACCAGACCAAGCAGCTCGCAGACCGGGAGAGAAAGCGTATTGTTCTGCGGAGGGATAAGCCATCAACTACATTTGGGGAACGATGAGCCATTCATTCATTTGGACCAGAGAGCAACTCAAGGCATTCGCCGAAGAACGCCAAGCGACCATGAACACCAACGACGAGCAGGCCAAGTATGGAACGCCTGAAGAGCGGGATGCGCTGCAATCCACATTCCTGAAAGCCGCAGAGGCTATGGAGTGGTGGCGGGATTCGGCAAAGGCAAGGCTTGGTGGCCAGACCAAGGGCTACACCGTAAACCATGAGGACGAGCCAGGTATCGAGGGGATGCGCGTCCCGATAACTTTCAACACCAAGGACATGGAGCAGACCAAGCGGGAGCCGATGTTGAGCGATGAGGCGATGGAAGCCTTGAGGCACGATTATGAGAGCTGGTCCGACATGATGGATGTCAGAGCTTGGTACGAATCCAAGATCACCAGCGGGGAGTTGGTGGTGGTGAAGCAGGTGGAGTGGGACCACTCAGGAAACAAATGCAAGTCCTGCAATTGGGGGAATGATGGCATCTACCAAGGCACCAACTACTGCGGTGGATGCGGAGGCAAGATCGTGAAGCCATGAGGAACAAGTTGAGTGATTTGGCATTCTATGGGGCTTGTGCGATATACATTGCCTCAGCATTAGGGACGCTGGGTTGCACTTTGTACCTCATTTGCCTACGCACCCAATGACCATCCGCATCGAACTAGCCCCCGGCGATCACCACGACATTGATGTGAGGCCCTTCGACCAGTTGACGGTGGAGGACCATATCCGCCTGTACGAATCCAACGACGAGGACAAGGGGGGCAGCACCTTGGAGGTGGTCAAGGCGCGTCTGGTACGCATGACCGGGATGCCTTCGCGCTTCGTGCGGGCCATGAACGCGGACGAGGTGTCGCGCACCATGGAGGCCATCGACCGGCAGATAAGCGCCAACGATGCCACCATGAACGCGCTGGCAAAGGTTCACGAGACGCTGGAGAAATGGGAGGAGGAGCACGATGGACAGCCGTGGACCATCCACGATGCTCAAGCAGTCATGGACGGGCTGGGCATCTTCAAGGATTCGATCACCGTGGCTGGTAAGACGTTCACCGCGCCCGACGTGTCCATGGCACCCTTCGGCAAATGGATCGACCTGAGCGCGGCCATGTCCATACCCAACGCCAAGGAGTCGGAATCCTTCGTGCGTGCCTGTGCGATCATGATGGACGGGCCGGACGGTCCATACCCAACGCAAGGGGAGGAAGAGACGGACCTGGCCTACGCTGACCGGGGCAACGCATACACGGAAGAGCGCCGCAAGCTGTTCACCAAGGAGGCCCGCTTCGTGGATGTGCTGGGATGCGCCGCTTTTTTTTTCTCCAAGTCCGAGCACTTCGCCGCGATCACCGCCCACAGTATGCCGTCCTTGCGAGCGTTGAGGCAGCATGGGCAAAGGCCGGAGGCGATCAATTTGCAGAGCGTTACGGTGCCTACGCCGAACTGAGGCGGGCCGCTCGTTGCTTTGACGACCTGTGCGCCATCTACGGCCGCAAGCGGGACATCACAGAGTTCAGCGCCGGGGCGGTGCTCAAGGAACTATCAGCACAGACCGACGACCAACGCTTGCAGGATCTCGCCTCCCACCACATGAGCAAGCAGCGCCGGTGATAGAAAAACTAGCCTAGCCGCACCAGCTGTGACGTCATATTCGGCGCGTGACGGTTACCGATGTACGCACCACCCTTCAGGCTGTTGTAGAGGCGCACGCCACGCATAACACCTGGTATTCCGTCTGGTCAGTAGCCAAGGACCAGGAGAGCGAACCCATCTATCCGTGTGTCGTTTGGGACCAATGGACCTCGCGCCTGGCTGAAGATGAGCTTGGCGCTCTGGTCCGTACCGTTCTGGTCCGTCTGGCTGTGATCACCTCAGTAGCCACCGACCGTACCCAAGCCGAACGGGATGCCGCAGTTGAGGCTGCGGACAACGCCGCTGCGGACTTCATCCTGAAGCTTCGTGCGGATTACGAGGACGTTCTGACCGTGGGCAACGTGTCCACCAGCACCTTGTTCGATGATGGTAGCCGCCTCGAAACGGGCGTGCTGTTGACCTTCAGCCTGACCGGGCAGGGGCTGTGCTTGGATGAGGACACGTTCAACCCGCCTGCCGATTGTCCGACGCTTTGCGAATTGCTGGGTAGTGCAGCATGGTCCACGATCCGCCCATGTATGACCGAAGGGGCCATCGAAGACGCGATCGAAGACCTGTGCGAGATCACCCCGCCGACCACGGTCAATGGAACTGAGATCACCGGACAGACGGTTACCGTAACCCAAGGCGGTATCGAGGTGGGTACCGTGAACGCTGCAACGGGAGAGGTTGAGGTGCCACCATGCGAAGGTGGAGGGGAAGACGCCACGGCCATCATGGTGGACAGCCTTGGCACTGAGCTGGACACCCAGACCGTAGCGCCCGGTGGAGAGGTGACGCTGATCGCCCCGGACGTGACCATTCTGCAAAGCGACAGCAACCCAGGTATCCCGGTCGGCACCACGCCGGCAGGATCGACGTACCCGCTGCCTATGTCGGTGGTCCAGTATGAATTGGACGAAGGCGGGAACACTGTAACCACGGCCGTTGATACCCTCTACATCGGGCCGACGATCGTTCCTGACCTGATCATCCCAGCCCGTGACCTGCTGAACGCAGCAGACGAAGTGGTAGGCGACCGGAAGATCACCCTTGTGGACCTGATCAATGACACGGTGCCCACGTGCCCGGTGACGGAGACGCCATCGCTGTGTGAGTTGATCACAGAAGGCACATCGGCAGAGGTCGCCATCTGTGTCACCTCCAGCGGCAAGCGTGCCGGGGTGCTGGCCGAACTGATCCCGACCGTGGATGACGCGGACGTACTGACCCAGATCATCGCGCCATTGACGGTATCGCAGGACGCGGTTGTTGCTGTGACCGTGCAGCTACGGGATAGCGCGGCGGGCAACATCGGATCGGCTGACGTGTACGCACCAGGCACCACGACCACGAAGACCGCGCCGGACGGCTCCGTCACCATTCGCAACAGCGTCCCCACCACGCTGCACACCGTAGCGGTGAAGAGCAACGGGACGGCCACGCAGGACATCGCGGACAGCACAGCGGTGATCAAGAACCTGAACGGGACCACGATCAAGACGGAGGCTATCCCCGCTGCGGTATCGGAGAACATCACAGCACCCATCCCGCTGAAGTTCGGATGGGGTGCGGGGGATGCCGATACGCTGACGTGGACGGTGACCGATGATGAAGCTGGCACCTACGGCACCTACACGCAGGACGGCGGGTCAGGCACCATCACCTACAGCAAGAACGGGGGCGGATTCGCGGCCGTCTCCGGGGCTATCTCGTTGGCCGTGGCCGATACCATCGTTGTGCGCCGTACCACCACCACAAACGCAGGCTTCAGCCGATGGGTACCCTGATAGGATCCACCTTCCGCAATGCGCTCTGTTCCGACTTCAACGGGACGGATGAGTATATGAGCCGCACGGGCGCGTCTTTCTCAGGCGACACGGCGGGAGCGTGGTCGTTCTGGGTGAAGCTGGATGCGGTGTTCGGTGTCAACGATAACGATGTAGTGGTAGGATTTGGCGTTCGTTCTGGAGCCAATAACTCTGAGATGTTCTTTGGCCCAAGACGGAACATCAACACCGGCACTGGAACCTTTATGGCCATCACCCACCGGGCAACCAACGCGGGGACCATAAACGGTTACAGCGGAACGACCACGCCATTAACGGCAGGATCGTGGCATCACATCATCGTGCAGTCGAATGGTACGGCGTGGTCAATGTGGGTGGATGGTACCTCACAAACCATGACGCTATGGGCTGGAGGTGGGTCTAATACTGGAGATTGGTATGGTGATGTCAGCGGGTCGGACCACAGCCTATCTATTGGCGCTCGATTCATGAGCAACGTATTCGGCCCGAACTACTACGCTGGGCTGCTGGACGAGGTTGTCTACTTGGGTGGCCGCATCTTCACCTCGGGCGAGGTGGCAGAGATCTACAACGGAGGGGTCCGAAAGAACCCGCACCGCCTGTCCATGATCGCCGACCTGGATGTCTGGTGGCGGATGGGCGACAGCCGCGACAGCGCCACCACCGTGTTCGATGAGATCGGCAGCAATGACCTGACGCTGGTGAATATGGACGCATCGAACTACGTGGCACCATGAGCACCGTGGCCCCGATACTCCTGACGTGACAAAACAACACCATGGCCTACAATCTCACCATCGCCCAACTGCGCTACACCAAGGCGCAATTCACAGCGACCAACCCCGTGCCCTTGTCGGGCCAACTCTGCATTGAGACGGACACCCAAACCGCGAAGGTCGGGGATGGGTCCACGGCATACGCTTCCCTTCCTGTTGTGCCCCTGAGCGGGGATGAAAGGAGGAGCGCGGATGATGTGTGGGCGGGCATGAACTTGGCCGAAGACCATCCACGCGAGTACATCGCGGTGATCTCGCAATCGGGAACTGATGCGCCTACAGCGGTTGTGATCAGGAACACTTTGGGTGTAAGTGTAACACTTGAAAGGGCTGTCGCTGGACAATATGCTATCAACGCAGAAGGGGCCTTTGCCGAAGGCGCTGCCGTGATAGGGCTGGGCGGTGTCCAGACATATCTCGCCATGTTCGACACCAATGCCGAGGCGATGTTCTATCTCAACTGCACAGTGTCTGCGGACGTGGTGACATTCTCCACACTTGACGCAGCCCTGAGCGCAGACGACATCGGGTTCGATAGCATTCCAGTTCACATCATCGCAAAATAAAGCACCATGCGCACCTACAAAGCCAACATCATGCAGTCCGGGACATCGGACCCCACTGCCCAAGTATTCGAGAACGTGGGATTCACCACGCCTCCGCAGTTCGTTCGCCTTGCGGATGGTCAGTACCAGATCCAGGCGACCGGGATGTTCAACGGTCCAACGTTTATCCAGATCGGCAACTACCGGACAGAGATCCAGGACGTGAACTCATGGCGCATAAACGCCGGGCGCATTGACGACGATACTTGCAGCCTGTACCAAGATGCGTTCGTGGTGGATGAGATCCTGACCGCTGACGGTTTCGTGTGCGCGATCGAGATCACGGTGTACTGAACCCATGACCACGATCAAGTTCATATCCGGCCAAGCTGCCCTTCGCAATTTCATCGAAGGCATCCACGCTGATGTGGACAAGGGTCTGGACGCGCGGAGCATCAACGCATCGGGACGGCTCAAGAAGTCGAACCGGACAGAGGTGATCGTGGGCCTTGGAAGTTCATCGGCCACGCTCTACGCTTTGGGGTACTGGAAGCAAGCCGGAAGCGGATCGCCGCCAGGGACCAAGGTATCCCCGGATGATCTGGCGAAATGGGCCATGGTCAAAGGGCTGGCCAACAACGAACGGCGTGCCCTGAAGATCGGGGCCTTGGTATCGCGCAAGATCGAACGGTTCGGTTCACAGCAGTTCCGCGTGGGTGGGGAGAATGAGTACGCCAAGGCCGTGGAAGGTTCAGCGGACAAGGTGCCAGACGTGCTCTCCGCATTCATCGCAGACATCCCCAAGGCCGTGGTCAGGGAATTCAAATCAGCCTTCGCCTAATGGCCGCAACGATCACATCCGTACCGGCCAATCACATGGCCGTGTACCGTCCGATGTTCCTCAAGGTTCAGCGGACAGACCCATCGCCCAACCTGGTGGAGGAAGTGTTCATCGCGGATTCCTCGGACGTGTCCACCTTGGGCAATGGTTTGGAGGTTGGTGATGTGGTGCTGCATTGGACCAGCACCGTCCAAGGGCCTATCCCTGTGGTCAATGGGCAGACAATCATCCTTGACGCTGACATGGGGCCGTACAAGGGCGTCCACACCGTCACCAACTATTTCACGGACGGCAGCGACAAGTACGCGGTGATAGACGCCCAGAACTTCGGAGCCTTCACGCCGGACGCCTTCCTCGGGTCCATGCGGATCTGGCTGGACAACTACACCATCCACGTCAAGGTGTTGGTGTACACCTCACCAAGCGGAACGCCCGTCGAGATCCTGTTGGAAGCATCACCGGACAATACCGGGTTGAGCACGATCGAACTTGGCGACCGGATCAAGGACTACTTCAGCCACCTGATCAACCCATTCGCAGAGGCCGTTTCAGGCGGTGGCGTGGTTCAGGACGCCCATGGAGTGACGGCCCTGTTCTACCGCCTGCACGTTGCAGAGGTGTACGATGTTCCGGGGGAAACCGGAGTGGTCGATCCTTACGACGGGGACCACGATGTGGAGGTAGATGATGTGGAGGACAACGCGACATTCAAGGTGGCCGTGAACGCGATCCACCCCTACAGCGGGACGTTGGTGGACTGGCAGACCGCGAACCTGGAGGACTTC